ACCAGGGCCGCGCCCAGGTTAAGCGTGGTGGTGGTCTTTCCTACGCCGCCCTTTTGATTTACTACGGCAATAATTCGCGGTGTCATGCTGTCGCCTCCTCGTAAAGAGACTGCATAAAGGCCTCGTAAAGAGACTGCATAAAGGCCTCGTCAAGCTCCAGGCCCCAGCGCTTGTCCGCGTATCGCAGCAGCTCCTTAAGGTCGCTGGAATACTTGCCGCTGCCGGCGTACTGCAGGCAGAAAGTAAGGCTGCCGTCCTCTAAAATAAGGATCTGCAGGTGGGGCGGGTTTTCCCGGTCGTAGGGCTTGCGGGCTTTCTTGATAGGCAGGGCGCCGTCTACGCGGACGCGGCTTTTCTTATAGTCTGTCATGCCTCGCCCTCCTCCAGAATGTCCGCCGGGGTACAGTTAAGCGCGGTGGTGATCTTGCGGAGAGTGCCAGCGCGGGGGACGGTGTGGCCATTGGCCAGGTTAATAACGGTGGCGTAGCCCAGGCCGGCGGCCTTTGATAGGTCGGTGTAATTCATAGCAGCCAGCTGCAGCAGCCGGTCAAGCTTTGCGCGGTTAATTTTCTGCACGGTGTTTCCTCCTCTATGTTAAATTGCTCGGGTACACTATTTATTATATCGTTTCTATCTCGTTTGTCAATAGGTTTTGAATAATTTACAAAAAAAGAGACGGCCGCCGGGCCGTCCCTCTTTCCTCTTGTGGGCTCACAGGAGCGCAAGCGCCTTTTTGCGGTGCCGGTATACGCTTTCCCAGCTGTAGGCCAGGGCGTCGCATACCTGCTGCATGGTTAGGCCCTCCAGGTAGTGGAGCCGGAGCACGTCGCGGCCTGGGCAGTCCGGCAAGGCTGCCACGGCCTCCTCGATCTCCTGCAGCTCCTCCCGGTGGCGCTCTATGAGCTGGTCGTAAAATACAATTAGGGCGGTAAACGGGCTTTCTTTCGCGCTGATCCAGCCGCGGCGTCTGTCCTCCTCTGCCTCTCTCTGCAGGGTGGCCCGGAGCTGCTCCAGCTGCTTTACTTCCTGTTTCAAAGGGTAGTAGTTTTTAAGCTGCGTTTCTGTCATGGCCCGCCCTCCTCCGGCTTAATACCGGACGCGGGCCATTACCCTAATATTCATGCCGTCGCGGTCCTCGAAAAGGTCGATACCCTCGATAATGTACTTTTTGCCGCTGTACTCGATTTCACAGTAAGTGTTAAAGTCGAAAGTCGGCTTTGTAAAGGTGAAGTATACATTATTCCAGGCGTAGTCCGCGCCGGCGTTGAACGTCTCGCGGACGCTCAAGCTGCGGTAGTGGGCCCAGACTTCGCCCAGCAGGGTTTCGGGGTAGTCGTAGTCGTTCGGGCCAAAGCCCCAGATTTTAATACGCTTGTCCTTAAGCAGTCTCGGCATGGTGTTGCCCTCCTCAATATAGATTTATGAACTCGTGGTAATGCTCATGCAGCCCCACGTAGGCGTCCAGTAGCGACGCGGTGCCGTCTATGCGGAGCTTGGCGGCCTGGGCCTTAACGGGCACGATATTGCCGTTTCGGTCGGTCTGGACGCCGGTATTAGTTAGGCACCATTTCAAAATTGGGTTGTTGTTGTAGTTAATGCGCTTGGCCTGCAGGTCGGCGCCCATTTTCTGCATAGGCAGGGAAAGAGTTTTCGCGCCCTGTATGCAGCGCTCCATTCTAAAGCCGTGGCTTTCCATTTCCTCCACCCAGTACCGGGCGCTGTAGCTGTCGTAGTAGATCCAGGCCGGCGTTATGCCGTACACGTTCACCATTTCCAGGAACCAGGCCGTAACGTCGCTGTAATTGATGGTGTTACCCCTGCAGAAACGTATAAGCCCCTGGTCGTGCCACTTGTCGTAAGGGATCTTATCGCGCTGGACGCGCTCCTCCACGCTATCCTGTGGTATCCAGTACATTTGCTTAACCAGGAAGTGCTCCCGCTCCGGGTCATACAGCAGCAGGGTTGCGGCCGTAAGGTCGGTAGTAATGGAGAGGTCAGCGCCGCCGATGGCGTAGCAGCCGCGCAGGTCGGCAATATCGAAAGTGCTTTCGTTGTTGATGTCGTCGAACGTAAGCCAGGCCGTGGCCGCGGTGCCTCTAAGGTTGAAGTCCTTAACCAGCACGCCGTTAAGGTCTACGGGGTTTTGCTTTGCCCTCTCCACTTTGGCCTGCAGGTCGGCAAGCTTTTTAATGGCGCCCAGGCCGGGGTTAGCCTTAACCCAGTTGCGGGCGTTTTTCCACTCGCTGCGCTTGTCCAGCTCATATATCACAGGTAAAAAGTGGTCGTCGGTGTAGGTGCCGTTTATGACGTTTTCGGCGTAGCTATACATATCGTCGAAAATACATTCCCGGACGGTGCCGGCGGTGGTTATCATAATAAGCAAGGGCTGCCGGCGGGCGCTCTGGCTCTGCTTCATAACCTCGTAAAGGTTACGATCCTTAACGCCGTGCAGCTCGTCAATAATGACGCCGTGGGCGTTTAGGCCGTCCAGGGTATCGGAGTTTTTGCCCAGCGCCTGCATTTTGGCCATGACGTCGGGAAAGTATAGGTCACTTTTCCGCTTTTTAAGGGCCTTGCGTAGCTCCGGGCTCTGCTGTACCATGTGCAGCACTTCGTCAAAGATAAGCTTTGCCTGGTCTTTCTTGGTGGCCACGGTGTAGAGCTCCGCGCCGGGCTCCCGATCTGCTACCAGGAGATAAAGGGCGATACCGGCCAGCATGGTGGACTTGCCATTTTTACGGCCTACCATAAACAGGCTTTCAGTAAAGCGCCGGTACCCGGTGCGCTCGTCGATGAAGCCAAACAGGGCGGAAATATAGGCTTTCTGGAATAGCTCCAGGGTAACGGGCCGGCCGGCCCACTCCCCTTTACTGTGTCTGCAGAACTGCTCTATAAAGCGTATGGGCTTAGTGGCCCGCTTGACGTCGAAAATATACGGGGCTTTCGGGTGCCGGATCTCCTCTGCCAGGCGTGCGTACACAGTAGCAACCTTTTTGCTGGTGCGGATCTGGCCTGCCGCGATAGCGTCGGCGTATTCCAGGACGTAGTTATTATTCGCCGGTGATAAAGTCATGTAGTGCGTTCCCCTCCTCTTGCTTGCGCTCCTCTTTGGGCAGGAGGTCTACAAGCTGCTTATGCAGCAGGCTGTAGCGCTGGACGGTCGTATTATAGGACTTAAGCGCCGGGTTTTCCCGGAGCATTTGCTGGCTGCCGTTCTTGAAAAGCTCTATAGGGCCCTCGGACTTAATCAGCTTGCGGAGCTGGGCCAGGGTGGAGCCCATAAAGTTAAGCTCGGTAATGAGCTTTTTAGCGGTAGGCTTTTTTTCCTCGGGAATGAGGGCCAAAAGCTCGGTAAGTGTTCTGTATTCGGTGGTCATGTTGCCGCGCCTCCTTTGTATGTCCTCCGATAATACGGGAAAGTGGTAATAAAGTTTACTGGTAAATCCTGTTATCCGGCGCCCAGTAAACCCCCCTCCCCTACGGAAAACCTCGGAGAGGTTTAGAAAGCCCCTGTGCCCGTTATCCCAGAACGCCCGAAAATAGGCGCCCTGGGGGGTGGGTCTGGGAAAAAATGAGCCTCCAGAACGTCGCACAAGCCACTTTTCCGCCCTCGGTAATGTGTTTACCTGTCTGGACTATTAAATGGATTGTAGCGGCTCTGGAGGCCCTACAAAGGCTATAAGGTTAAACGGCCGGCAAGCAGGCCATGAAAACGGTAAGAATGAGAGAGGAAAACCCGCCACACGGTAGGCCCGCATAGCCCCCGCGTGTACCTGCCTTTACCTGGTTGCCGCTGCATGAGCTGGCGCCCGCTCCGCTTTGGCTGCTCTTGGTTTGGTCACTCCGCCGCCCCAGTCGCCCAGGCTTAACCCCGGCCCCGCCCTACGGACTACGCTTTATTGGCGCCCAGGAGAAGCGCCCACAGGTTGGAGTGGTGCGGGTAAATCAACACAAAACCCCGCGCCCCTGTCTATATGCGTAGCCCCCGCGCCGGCGGTATACCGGCCGCTTAACCTTATAGCCTTATCGCTTAATAAGGTTGCCGTTACTGTCGAACATGAGCCCCGGCGCCGTTGCGTCGCCTACAAAGTGCTCTTTGTTGTGGCAGTCCTGGCATAATGCCTCCAGGTTGTCCCAGCTTAAGGTAACGGCTGGGTCGTTAATGTTCTCCGGCGTGATATATTCCCTGTGGTGTACGATCCGCGCCGGATCTCCGCAGCGCTCACAAATGCCGTGCTTGCTGGCCATAAAGGCCGCCTGGGTCTTTTTCCATGCCCTGGAGTTGTAAAACGCGGCTTGCGCTGGGAAAGCCATTAGCCCGCCACCTCGGCGTTAATATCGGAGGCCATAGCCTTAAGGGTCTTAAGCAGATTGTTTACCACTACCTGCAGCTGTACGGCGTCGGTGCCGTCCGGGTTGTACCACAGACAAAGCAGGAACTTTGCCAGGGTCTTTACAAGCGGGTAACTATCCGCCACGGCCAGGGCGTTTTTAATGCCGGTGGTGGTCTCGATATAAGACGGGATAGCGGCCAGCAGGCCGTTAATAATAGCCAGGTTGCCCTCGTTGGCCTCTGTGCGGAGTGCCAGCAGGGCCTCCTCAATGGTCAAAATCATTCGATAAGCCCCCTTTCGATTACTTGCTTAACCTCTTTTTCGTACTCCGGCAAAACCTCATTCACGGCGTTTTTCATAAACGGGTGGCCCTTTGTACGGCTCCCGCTCCTGGTCTCGTGGCCGTTGGCCAGCAGATGGGTTAAGCGTCCCTGCTTTCCTTTGGCGCCCACGGTGTACGTGGTGGAGCCGGTCGCCGGGTTTGTTCTGCTGGTGTGCCCGATAGAACGGGCATATTTGCCGGTATTTTTCGGAGCCGTAGCCTTAAGCTGCTTAGTGAGCTTGTCGGCCGATCGGGCGCTGGCCTCGTTTACGCGGTCGGTGATCTGCTTATGGTATCGCTGCAGCTCCGGGCCGATAATGTCGCTGGGTTTGGTAGCCATGCGCTCCCCTCCTGTGGTCATATTTCACGGGTTGCCCCGTGGGCCCCTATTGGAGCCCACAGGACGCGCCGCTTTATTCTTAGGCGCCGATAGTCAGCTTAACGAACGCCTCGGAAACGATGGGCTTGCAGTCCGCCACGGCCAGGGCGCGGTAGTCGATCAAGCCGGACTTGAAAGAGCTTTCGCGGCTGGTCTCGATAACGATACCCTGGGGCATATTGTAGCCCATGTAGTGGTAGTTACCGAAAACGACGGTATCAGCAGGCAGGTTATCGTCTACGACAACCTCAAAGCCCAGGATCTTGCCGATTGCCTCGCCCTTGGGGTCAGCAATGAAAATGGGGCGCTTGTTGCCGTCCACCATGCCGTAGAAACGGTTATACAGGGTGGCGTTATTCATGGCCCACTTAGCGCCGGCAGCATAGCCGCGCTGCAGCTTGGCCACGGTGCCCACGACGTCAGCATAAGCGCCGGTACCCGCCACGCTGTTGGCGTCGTTCCAGGTAATGCCGGAAAGCAGGCCGGTGCCCTGGCCGGCGCCGTTGCCGTTCCAGATGGCGTCCGCGATAGTCTCCATAACGCAGGCGGTCAGCTCGTCCACCAGGTAGGCCTCGAAAGCCGCCACGGTCATAGACTTAGTAGCTGCGGAGATGGAGAAAATCTTAATGATTTCGTAGCCGTTGAAAACGACGGACGCGGGCACGTTCTTAGCGCCCTCAACCTCGGCGCCCTCGGTGTGCCAGGCTGCCTTAGTGCCGGGAGTGCCCACAGGAATAGCAATCTTGCTGGGCATATTGAAGCCGCGGCAATGGGGCAGAATGCCGCCGATAGTGCGGGCCTTTTTCACGATCTCGTTAAGGGTCTGAGTGGGCACCACGGCTGCGCTTTCGGTCACGGTGTTAAACTCGCTGGCGCGGTTTTCGGCCTTAACGATAGCCTGGGCACGCTCAAAAGCGGCCTTTTCGGGAGCGGTGAGCTGCTGGCCCATGAGCTGCTTATAGAAAGCGTTACGGTATTCGACGGAGGCGAAAACGTCGCCGGTGCGGGCCTCCTCGGAGCCCTGGCCCTGGAAGTTAGCGCCGCCCAGGAAGTGGAAGCCGCGGAACTCCACGCCGGAGCCCTGGCCGCCCTGCTGGCTGCGCTTTTCGTTCATGGCCTGCTCCATGCCCTCGGCCTCGATGTTAAGGGCCGCCACGTCGGCGTTGGCGTCGGTCTCGATGATATGGCGGATCTCGGCGGCTCTGGCCTCGATCTGCTCGGCGGTCATGGCCTTATAGTGGTTGTAGGCCTCTGCGATAGTCTTAAACTTCATAGGTGATTACCTCATTTCTTGAAAAGAATTTTGTTGCACTTAATAAGCACGTCGTCGCGCTTGGGATCTGCCAGGCCGGTAAGTGCTGCCCGGGCCTCTACGCTGGCGCTGGGATAGGCAGGAAACGCCACTACGGAGACTTCATAAATCTTTTCGATTTTATGAATGGTGCGCGTATTGGTTGCGCGGTCGTAGCTGTCCCCGCCCTCGGGCACCTTAAAAGCAAAGCTCATGCCGTCCAGGTCTCCGCGTTCTACTGCCGTATAAACTGCGCGTGCGTCTGCCGTATCTGCCAACACGGCCCGCATTTCAAGCCCCTTTTCGGTAACGGTAAGCTGCATGGTCTTAGGTGCTCTGGCAAGCGGAACTTTTGCCATGTCGTGGCCGTACAAAAGCCGGGTGTCGGAAATGTCGGCCCCGTCCAGGGCGCCCCGCTCGATGATCTCGGTAAAGCCTCCGTTTACGTCGTTAATGGTGGTGGGCGTATCGAAAACAATAGGCATACCGGTTAAAACTAAGGCTTTGGGGGCTGCCGCCTCCGCTGCTCTTGTTTCTGTGGTGATATGGGCCACTCTAAGCTCTTTCATGCTGTCGGCCTCCTTTTCTCTACGTAGTCAAAATAGTAATTGATTTGAAAGCGGCGGGTCTGGTCGTCCCATTCGGCGCCGTCTTTCTCATAATGGCGGCCGGCCTGGCATAAAGCCTCCTCCATGTTCTCCTCGTCCGGGCCGTCTAAGTCCTCGACGTACAAAACCACAGTAACGGAGTGGTGGACGATCCAGGGCAGGCCGTCGGGCCCGTCGGTGCTTTGGTCGTCCATGTATACGGCGTAGGTGCCGGCGGGAGGTTTCGGAAAGCGTCCCCGGCGATAAGGAAAGCCGGCGGCCTCCATGATGGCCTTTATCATGCCTCGGGCTCCTGGGCCGGCTCTGCAGCTGCAGGCGCCTTAAGGCCCATAAGCTGGTATTCGGTGGCGTGGGCCTGGTCTACGTAGTTAAGGGACTGTATACGCCGGTCGCCGTCCGGAACGCTGGGCAGGTTAAGCACTTCCAGCGCCTGGTTTACAGTCAAAAGGCCCATAGGCATAATTTCTTTCAAAAGGGTAATTTTGTTGCTGTTGCTGATGAACTGCAGGCGGCCGCTCTCAAAGATAATGGAGCTGCCGAACGCCTGTTCCCTGGGGCTAAAAAGCTTTCGGGTGAACTCCAGGCCCATAAGCAGCGCGAACGGCTCCACCACGCTTTCGTAAAACGCGGCCCACTGGTCGTCCGTGTAGCTGCTGTTTACGATCTGCTCGGAAATGCCCAGATAGTTATAAATCTTGGTGCGGGTGGCCTGCATTTGGCCGCCGTCAATAACTGCGGGCTTGCTCTCGATGGGTGTATAGTCCGTCTGCTGGTCGGTGGCCACTACGCCGCCGCTGTTCTCCAGGGTGAGAAAATCCGCCACAAAGCGGTCTTTCTGTTCCTGCAGCTTTTCCGGGCTCAAAATCTGGGTGAACTTAAGCAGGCCCCGGAGAGTAACGCCGGCCTTAATGCCGTTAATGATACCCTCGTTTTCGGTGTGGGCCAGCTCCAGCGCCGGCGCGATAGCGTCGTTACTGTCGCCCAGGAGGTCGGAGCTATTAAAGTGGCGCTTAAGGTGCACCACGTCGGAATACAGGAAAGTGTAGTTGCTGCCGTTCGGGAAATAGAGCTTTACATACAGGGCGCCGGCCGGATCTGCGTAAAATTCGGCCTGGGTTGCTCTCACAGGAAAGAGGGCCACGGGCTGCCCGCTCCCGCCACGGCTGATAACGCAAAAAGCGTTGTTATAGAGGTAATAGTGGGTTGCCAGCCTATAGTACATATCGTAGGCGCTCATATAAGGGTTAGGCTCCACCTGCAGCAAGCGGTTAATGCTGCAGCGGCCCTCCGCCCTGCTATGGTCGGCAAAGGTCAAAACGTGGGAGCCCTTAAGCTTTGCCACGTTACGGGCGATGGCGTCCACGCCGCCGCGGAAAATGTCGTTTGCGTATGCGTCCCCGCTCCACGCCGTAAAGGTCGGAGTAAAGCCGGTGAGCTCCGCCCGCTCCAGCTTTGCCGGCGCGGTGCGCTTAAACAGACGCGAAAAAATATTCAATGGTCGCGCCCTCCTCTCTCTGTCGGTTTACTGGTAATACAGTAATAAAAAAACTTAGATTACTGCATTATCATATTACCATATTACTGGTAAACTTTCAAGCCCTTTTTGAAAAGATGGCACACTTTCCGTACAAAACCGAACACAAAAAAAGCCCCCGCCGGCAATGGCGGGAGCTCTGGGGCCGTATTTACTTATAAAAATCGTCGTCCGGCTCCTCCTGTGGGAATACTCCAGGCTCGAAAAAGTCGTAGCGCGGGTAGTAGTAAAACAGGGTGGAGAAGTCCCGGCCGTATCTGTTCTTAAGGCATATAAGCTCAATGCTCCGGGGCGTCTGGGCTTTGGCCTCCTGCAGCTTTTTCCTCTTGTCGCCTATTTTCTTATCGCTATCAAATACGCTGTCCTGGGAAATAACGGCGTATTGCATACCCCATACCACGTCCGCGGTATACTCAATGCCGCCGCTTTCCTTGAAGCTCTCAAAGCCGATCTGGGCCGCGTAGTTGCTGCGGTTTATGGAGCTGATAACGAAAAGCACAAGGTCTTTATCTCTCTGCAGGATCTTAAGCCGCCTCATGTTAAGGTCGGTTTTTTCCTTGTCGCCCATGCGCTGATCCGGCGCCGGTATGATCTGCAGGTAGTCTACCATTACTACGGGAGTAATGCCGGTTTTCTCGATGAACGCCGCCACGGTCTGGGCTATGCTTTCGGCGGTCTCGTTAAAATTGCACTCTTTGATTATCACGCGGCCGGCGTACTCCAGATAGCTTTTGCAGGCGTCCCGCATAAGGTCGGAGCTCTTGCCGCTGCGGATCTCGATAGAACTAAGGGCGCCGTCTGCAGCTCTACGGGCCCGCTGCAGCTTGAAGCTCTCCCGGGCCAGGCTCTTAGTGGTAAGCTCAAAGGTGGACTGCTCCAGGGAAAAGAAAAGCACGGTGTCGCCCGCTGCGGCCAGCTGGTCGGCCAGTTGGTGGGCGAAAGTCGTTTTACCCAGGGAACTAAGGGCGCCCAGGACGTACAGGCCAGGGTAAAGCCCGCCGGTCTCGTGGTCAATATCCGCAAAGCCGGTTTTCCGCTGCTTGTAGCCCTTGAATTGCTCCCGGTCGTCGATGAAACGGCCCCGGAGGTAGTCTGCAGCGGTCTGCAGGCTCTCCAGCGGGTCAACGGCCGGAGCTGCAGGCTGTGAGCCCACAGGAGAGGAGGGCGCCGCGTCCAGGTCGTCGAAGTCCCGCCGGGCCTGCTGGTAGGTGTACGGAGCCGGGCCGGTGTAGGGTGTAAACCGGGAAAGCGCCGTTTGTATGGTGCGGTTGCCGTAGGTTCCGAAAGTGCTTTCGGGTCTGTCCCACTTGGGCCGCATAAGCCCGGAGGATCTAAAAAGCCGGTCTATGGCGTCCGG